TTCAAGGCGTTACGTCATACCACTAAGGTAGATTACAAGTACTTCATTGGTCTGCTGTGTGCGGCAATAGGTCACAGAAGGTATGATAGTATTACCTCTAAGGTTGCAAAGGAGTTGTACGAACAGTGGGTCACTAGAGGTATTAGCTATGCTAATCATGCTGCTACCTGTGCTAGTCGAGTGTTTAATTACGCCATTGAAATGGAACAGGTTACAGTAAATCCTTTTACTAATATTAAACGTAAGTCTATACCTCAACGTAAAGTTGTATGGACACATGCCAATGTAGTGTCCTTTCTTGACGTAGCCTTTGACAAGTATGAGTACAGAAATGTAGGTCTGATTGTGGCTATGGCGTACCAGTGGTGTCAACGTCTAGGTGACATGCGTATGTTGACATGGAACAGTATCGACTTCCAGCGACAGCGTATGTACCTTGAACAGTCCAAGCGTAGGGCCGAAGTGTTCTTGCCTATTGATGATGAACTATTCGCTATGATTAATGATCAGTACGAAGACTTTGGTTTTCAGTCTTACGTTTCACCACATCCTCAACCTGTTGATGGGGCTTTCAATCCATATGCTATGGAGAGACTATCTAAAGTTGGTAGGAAGATCATGCGAGAGGCAGAACTACCCGATGATCTACGTCTTATGGACTTGCGTAGGACAGGGGTAACACAAATGATGGAGGCTGGTGTTCCTTTACCACAGATCATGTCAGTGACAGGACACACACATGTTGCATCTGTGAAACCATACATGAAAAATACTTTCGCATCTGCAAATAATGCCTTGACAGCCCGTCATGCTCATGTAGAATTGAGTGTAACGAACAACATTGAAAGTGTTTAGATATGAATATAATAGAAATCATAAATGACTTACAGTTAAGTGTTGGTGATAGTAAACGTATGGCATGTCCAGTGTGTCACACTAAGAATACATTTACTATTACTAATACAATGGGTAAGATTGTTTGGAATTGTTACAAGGCTAGTTGCCCTGTGTCTGGTGGTACAAATGTGGCACTGTCTGTTAGTGATGTTCGCAAGGCACTGGGATACATGGAGCCAGAGGCAGATAAGCCTATTCCATTTGTAAAGCCAGACTACATAGTCAATGCAGGGCCTGAGTGTTGGTCATACCTTGATCAGTATGCACTACCTGAAGATGCTGATGACTTTACTGTATTGTATGACGTAAAGGATCACCGTATAGTCTTTCCTGTGCTAGACGAGCGAGGTGTGATGGTTGATGGATCAGGTAGATCATTAGGAAAAAGAATACCTAAATGGAAAAGATATGGGAATAGTGACTTGCCATACCATCATGGCTGTGGTAATGTCGCTGTAGTGGTGGAGGACAGCGTGAGTGCAGCAGTCGTAGGTGCGACAGTGAACAACGAACTCAAGCTGGATGCCTCTGAAGATGATGTATATGTCGGGGTGGCTGTGTTGGGTACATCATTATCGGAGGGACACAAGAGGTACTTGTCGCAGTTCTCCACCATAATCGTAGCACTTGACCCCGATGCCTTACCTAAGTCACTCAAGTTTGCTAAAGAGCTACGTACTTACTGCCCTGATGTCAGGGTATTGAAGTTGACAGACGATCTAAAATATAATAACCCAGTAGATATAATTAATCTGATAGCCCTAACAGAAGGATGCACCCCGCATGGAACTAGCACTAATACGTAGTCTGATGGACAAAGAGTTCTACGACAACCACCGTGGATCACGCTGCCCAGAACGCCTGTTCAGCCCTGATGTACGTAAGATCAAGAAGGCAATCGACAGTGCCATGCAGCGGTATGAACGTACCGTTACACCTGACGAGATAGAGGCGTTGTTCATGTCGAGCAATGCTACCCTGACTACAGCACAGAAGACAGCATACTCTGCACTCTTTGCTACCGTAAAGAGAGAAGCACCTATGGGTGTGGACATTGCACAAGAGGTCTTGTCTAAGCTATTCCAACAGGTAATCGGTGAAGACATTGCCAACCTTGGCTTTGATTATGTAAATGGTACTAAGGATACCCTTGAGCCATTGCGTAACATGCTTGAACAGTATGGTGATGACTTCACCCCCAAGCTAAACATTGAGTGGGAAGACTCAAGCATTGACCACATCCTGTCACTCAATAGCCTTGAGAGCCAGTGGACATTCAACATCCCTACCCTCACACGTAAGGTAGAGGGCGTCAATGCTGGTCACTTGATTGAGGTTGGCGCAAGACCTAACACTGGCAAGACTTCATTCCATGCCAGCCTAATTGCTGGTGAGGGTGGCTTCGCATGGCAGGGTGCTAAGTGCATCGTCCTGTGCAATGAGGAAGGCTATCACCGTGTGGCTCACCGCTACATCACAGCCGCCGCTAACATGGAAGCCAAGGATGTTGTCGCTAACAAGGGCAAGGCAATGGCTGCATACGATAAGATCAGAGACAACGTAAAGTTCAAGGATGCTACTGATCGTGACATGTCATGGGTTGAGAGTGTGTGCAAGACATACAAGCCTGACATTGTAGTGCTTGACATGGGTGACAAGTTCGCTAAGACAGGCGGCTACTCCCGTACTGATGAAGCACTCAAGGCTAACGCTATCTATGCCAGACAGATTGCAAAGCAACAGGGCTGTGCTATCTTCTACATGTCACAGCTATCAGCGGATGCAGAGAACAAGGTTGTACTCAATCAGTCTATGATGGAGGGTAGTCGTACAGGTAAGGCAGCAGAGGCAGACCTCATGTTGTTGATCGCTAAGAACCCACCAGTTGAGGGTGCTGAAGAAGAAGATACTATGCGCCACCTCAATGTCGTTAAGAACAAACTGTCTGGTTGGCATGGCATCGTCCACACTAACCTCAACTACAAGACAGCTAGGTATGAGGCATGAAAACGAGAGGAGACTTATTAGTTGAAGCAGGTATTACTATGACTAAGTTGAAGAAAGTGCAGAAAGAGAATGAACAACTGCGTAACCAGATAGAAATGATTGAACGTGAGTCAGACTACTGGGAGCATCAGGCCAAGACCCTTGAGGTACGCAAGATTAAACTTGAGGGGCAGCTTGCCTTATGGAAAGGAACAGCACCATGATACAAAGATTATTAGATTGGATAGAGAAAAAACTTGACAATCGTGACACCCCTGATTATTTTAGGGGCAACCCTAGTTTAGAGGAATTGTTTAAGAAGGAACGTGAGAAGGCCATGCAAGATGAGAAAGACGAAGGCATATGGAATGGCTAGTAAAGTGTACCTTGTAATGAATCCTATGGGGTGTGAGTCTGTCTATGGTAACAGAGACAAGGCAGAGGACAGACGTGATTACCTCATGGAAAAGTATGCCATGAACCACTGGATAGAAATAAAGGAGATCACAGTTGATTGATGTAAATCTAAAAGACTACATGGGTACTGACCTATCTGTAGTCAATGCAGCAAGGGTATCCTTTGGTAAGGAGACTGAAGAGTTCAATACTTCAGACGCAAACCTAATCAAGTTCCTAGCCAAGCACAGACATATGTCACCATTCGGTCACTGCTTTGCTACCTTCCATGTCAAGGCTCCCATCTTTGTAGCTAGACAACTAGTCAAGCACAAGTTCCTACGTTGGAATGAGATCAGCCGTAGGTATGTGGATAGTAAGCCTGAGTTCTATGAGCCTGATGAGTGGCGTGGTAAGTCAGAAGATAAGAAGCAGGGCAGTGATGGTGTAGTAAGTGTATACATGGATCAAGATATGCAGTGGCACAGGCAACTGGTTGCATATGAGAACCTAATTAATAATGGGGTATGCCCAGAGCAAGCACGTATGGTACTACCACAGTCGATGATGACTGAGTGGTACTGGTCAGGTAGCCTTGACGCCTTTGCAGATATGTGCAATCTTAGGTGTTCAGGTGATACACAATTAGAAACTAGGCTAGTAGCAAATCAAATCTGTGACAGTATGAAGGAACTGTTTCCTGTATCTTGGTTTGCATTGAGATTGGAGAAATAAAATGTGGGCAGTAATGTTTGAGATTGATACAGGTGAATTTGTATACGACACAGGTAAGGATTCCTTTACAGCAGATGATCCAACCGTATGGTTTAACACTAAAGAAGATGCACAGAAACGTGCAGACAAATGGAACACAGGTATAGTAGTACCGTACATCAGACCAATGACGGAAGATGAACGGAAAAGATCAGTACAAAGAAGGGGGTACATTTAAATGACAACAGCAACATCAACGGCAGAGATACGTTTGTACAACGCAATGGTAAACAACTCGCTTACTATAGACGAAGCCATCATAGCAATGGAACAATTCAGGGATCACTTAAATGTAGATAACTTGATAATACAAAACGAAGGGGTTGACAATCGTGCCAAGATATACGATAACGACTTCACAGTATTAGATGAATGGGACACATGGACAGACTAAGGGGAGCGACACCAACATGAAACACTTAACCCTAGACGTAGAGAACACAGTGGTCAAACGCAATGGTAAGTTACACCTTGATCCGTTTGAGCCAGAGAATACATTGGTTATGGTAGGCATGCTAGATGATCTTGGAAACGAAGATATTATAACTTTCGATCACTCAGAGCAACAACCTACCACAGAGGGGCGGCGTATAGTGCAAGACGCATTAGATGCTACCTCTCTACTTATTGCACACAACGCACCGCATGATTTGCTATGGCTATGGGAGTCAGGGTTTGTATATGACGGTGAGGTATTCGATACCATGTTGGGTGAGTACGTTCTGCAGCGTGGACAGAAGCAACCGCTATCACTTGAAGCGTGTGCAGAACGTTATGAATTGGACACTAAGAAGCAAGACACATTGAAGGAGTACTTTAAGGATGGATATTCCACACGTGATATACCTCATGCTGAACTATCGGAGTATCTATCACATGATCTCCACGCTACTCAGCAATTGTATAATGTTTTGCAGACATCATACGAGGGATGCAGTTCCTTAGTACCAACGATACAGTTGACTAATCAGTTGTGTATACACCTTGCCCGTATCTATCAGCGTGGGTTCAAGGTTGATATGAACGCACTGATGGAAGTTCGTACTGAGTTTGAGCAAGAGCGTAACGTACTGAGTATAGCACTTGAGGAACAGGCCAGTGACCTAATGGGTGACAGACCAATCAACCTCAACAGCCCAGAGCAATTGTCTTGGGTTATCTACAGTCGCAAGCCACAGGATAAGAAGATGTGGGCAGACTTGTTTGACGAACGTATGCCTGACCCAGAGTACAAGCGTACCGTCAGTCAGTACAGCGACAAGTTGTACAAGCAGAAGGCACACCAATGCCGTACATGTAATGGCACTGGACAAACATGGAAACAAAAAAAGGATGGGACTCAATATGCTAGATCAAATAAATGTAATAATTGCAGTGGCGTGGGATATAATTTTTGTGATAACCTTAGTAGCGTTGCTGGCTTAAAATTCGTACCACCTAATTCTAAGTGGATCAGTGCCAATGGTTTTGGTACAGGCAAAGACAACCTTGTATTCCTTGAGGGCATTGCACGTTCCAAGGGTATGCGTGACGCTGAGTTATTCCTACAGAATGTACGTAGGTTGTCTGCAGTAGAGACATATCTCAGCAGCTTCGTAGAGGGCATTGCAACACACGTAAAGCCTGACGGCATGCTTCATGTACGTCTACTACAACACCGCACTGGGACAGGCCGTTTGTCTGGCGCTGATCCTAACATGCAGAACATGCCACGTGGCGGTACGTTCCCTGTCAAGAAGGTATTCATCTCACGATGGAAGGGTGGGAAAATCATGGAAGCTGACTTTGCACAGCTTGAGTTCCGTGTCGCTGCCTTCCTGTCTCAGGACATGACTGCCATTGATGAGGTAACCACAGGCTTTGATGTACACAGCTACACTGCACAGGTTATATCAGATGCAGGTCAGCCTATATCACGGCAAGATGCCAAGGCACACACCTTCGCTCCGTTGTATGGGGCTAGTGGGTTTGGTCGTAGTCCTGCAGAAGCGGCGTACTATCAACAGTTTACGACAAAGTATTCCGGTGTAGCTGAGTGGCACAAGGCACTAGCCAAAGAGGCACTCAACACTGGCAAGATAACTACACCATCTGGGCGTGAGTTTTCATTCCCTGATGTAGTAAGGCGAAGGTTCGGGGGTGTGACATATTTCACACAGATTAAAAATTATCCTGTCCAATCGTTCGCAACGGCTGACATTGTACCCATATCTCTGATATACATAGATAAGCTACTAACAGCAAACAAGTTACGCAGTTGCGTAGTCAACACGGTGCATGACTCAATAGTAATTGATGTGCATCCCAACGAAGAGGAGAAAGTACTACGAGTAATACAAGCAGCTAACGACAAGCTGATACCAATCGTCAATCGCAAGTGGGGAATAGACTTCAACATACCTCTATTATTAGAGGCGAAGATAGGCCCGAATTGGCTTGACACAAAAGATGTAGCGTGATATAACTATCACTCACCTGATCAACAACAAGGAGACTTAAATATGAATCAAGTTACAACAATAGACACAAACAACTTCGCAGCAATGGCTCAAGCAATGGGCATGAACGCAGAGGCTTCAAAGAATACCAGTAAGGCAAGCACACTTGCACGTTTACGTATTCATCACACGCCACTCATGGGCCAGCAAGAGGTCAAGGGTAAGATGAAGAACGTAGAAGTTATTGCAGGTGGTGCCTACAAACTGGAGATACCTGACGGCCCTACGTACTACGCAGAGGGTGCAACTATACGTCCGTTCCTACAACGGTTCATGTATAAGAAGTTCATCAAGGGTAACGACAATACACCTAACCGTTTCCTCAAGACTGTTATGGCTAATGACCTTAACAATGACATGAAGGACAACGAGGGTGGCTTCAACTGTGGTAAGCCAGCAGGATTCATCAAAGATTGGGCAGCACTGCCTGACCACATGAAGGAACTAATCAAGTCTATCAAGCGTGTTCGTGCATTGTTTGGTACAGTAGAGTTGATCAATCCTACAGATGAGAATGGTAATGCAGTTGACGTAGACACTACCGCATTTATCTGGGAGATTGATAACCGTGACGCCTTCAAGACAATGGGTGATCAGTTTACCAAGTTGTCTAAGATGCAACGCCTACCACCACAGCACAACATCTCTTGTACTACAAAGGAAGTACCCTTGCCAAATGGCAGTAGCTTCTACGTACCAGAGACAGAGTTGAACCTTGGTACTACGTTGGAGATGGACAACGATGCACAAGAAGTCTTTGCTAATTTCATGGCATGGATTGAGAACTACAATACCTACATACTTAATACATGGGATGAGAACATGAATAGGCATGAGGACGTAGACACAGACACAGTAGAAGAGTTTGTGGACATCAATGAAGAGGACTTCGTGTAATGGACATGCCCCCATCAGGTATTGTCTATGACATGTCAAACGAGGAGTATCACAAACAGGTAGGGTACTCTTCGTCTGCCATTAAAACGGTGTGCAAGCAATCGCTTGCGCACTACATGGCACAGAAACCATTAGGTGATAGCCCTGCGTTTGCGCTTGGCTCTGCCGTACATGCCACACTACTTGAGCCAGAGCGTGACCTAGTTACCAAAGGCCCAAAGACAAGGGCATCCAAACTGTTTAAAGATTTGTACAACAACAGGGAAGATGATCAAGTAGTTCTTACAGAGGTTGAGTACTACGTACATCACAAGATGTGTCAGTCAGCCTTGAAAAACGATACGTGTAACAAGATACTAACGGACAGCCGTAGGGTTACAGAGAGCAGTATCTTTGTGACAGATAAAGTTACGGGGCTTAACTTGAAGACACGACCAGACTTGTACATACCAGAAACAGGTCAGCTATTTGACATCAAGACTACCATTGATGCATCGCCTACAGGTTTTGCAGAGCAGGTTGGGAAGTATGCATACCACATACAAGCTGCCTTCTACGTACTGACATGTAAGAAGGCTGGCCTAAAAGCTACAGAGTTTAACTTTATAGCTGTAGAAAAGACTGCCCCTTACATCACTCACTTACACAAGGTAAGCCCTGAGTTATTGAAGGAAGCTACAGAGAAGGTAGAAGAAACTCTTGCACACATTGCAGAAGCAAACAAAAGCGGTGTGTTTGGTACGGGTTGGGGTGACTACTCAACTCTTAAAGTAGGAGACTTTTAGTACTATGAATGGCAAGCAATTCTCTGCCGCCATGAAGCATGGGTATAGGAGTGGGCTAGAGGTCAGAACCAGCGAGTATCTTGTTGAACACAA